GAGTATCGTCTCCCATAGCCCAAAGAAGGGGGCTTGCATTTATGAAGCCTGAACGCTTCCAGGCCAGTTCATGTTGTAGGTACTGAGCCATACTGTTCATGCTCAGAGTTAACAACCATCCTGATTTCATAAATCCAACTTCTTGCTGATTCAACACTAAACCAGAAGGCAACCGGATATTGGCTTTTGGACCAACTACTTCCAAAAACCTATTCCAGCATGCCACGGAATAGTGAGGCCACGGTCGTTGCACCTGAGCCATTTTGACGTAAAAATACGCCACAACGACCCAGTCAGGCATCGTCCAGTCCCAGAGTTTCTTATCTACAGCTATTGCTGCATCTTCAGGAAACAACCTGAGAATGTCTTGATACCCTATCGGCATAACAGACCAACCAGCTTTGCCTGCACACTTTGAATAATCTCGAACCTCTGAATCTATCCAAGGATAGAACAAACATCGGTCCACCATCTGATCCTCCAAAGCCAGACAACTGATCAATCTAAGACGTCCATCATCTAACTTCTCTTCTTTATGAGGTTCGTCTTTGATGAAGATCTTGATATGGCTGGCTTCGATCGGTATAGCGGCTCGGCTTTCATCAACCACAAGAGGAACCCAGCTTCGGGAACCTCTGCGCTCTTCAGGGCCTTCAATTTCATCTTCTTCAGACGATTGGCCGTTCGATTGATTATTCGTCGCGCATCCTCCTCCCCAATAGCTTGGTCCTTGAACCATTGGCCCCTCAAGATACTGTAATCGGGATTTGACAAGTCGGCGGAGAGTCTCCACTTCCAGAACTCTTCGAAAAGTGAGTCCATATTTTGGGTCGACTCCGTAGCCGAGGGCGTCTCCGATTGTTGAGTATTTCTTGAAGTAACCAAGTCCTGTGGCACTTTTTGGATCCAGGGTTCGGAGGATGTCGTCGAAGTACTGGTCAAAGGTTGGATCTGACCAGCGCGGAGGACATCTAAATCGGTGCGTATGGGTTCCACTTGCAGCTCCACAAACTCGATCAAATTCTTCTTCTGTTGGAGGAGCATAGTTTCTACCCGCTTCGAGTCGATGTCGCATATGCACTTCGACGCTCCTTTTGACTGCATCTGGTGTTGAAAGAGGCCATCCATATCCTCTTGAAGCGAAGCCAGCATATCTTGAACATGGTCTATGTTCTGTTGAAGGGAGTCGGTAGTTGTCGGAGACCCCTTTTCCAATAAGGAAATTCTCGCGGTAAGGTCCGCCAACTGCCGATCTAAAAAAGGACGTTGCTCAATTACTTCCAAACGTTCCTCCATTTCTGAAGTATGTTTAATGGCTAGGCCCTGGACCACATCAAGATCTTTGATTTTCCCTTGGGCCACTGCCAATTTTGAAGCACTATCTTCCATCAAGCCAACCAAATGATTGACTGTGGCTATGAGAGCATCCATTTTTGATTCCATTTCTGGAACCCCCTGCTTTACAGTACCATAGTCCTCTTCAAAGCTTTCGTCGTCATAAAAGAACCGTTTAAAACGGGGATCTGAGGCAGCCTTCATATAGCAGTCATCATCTACTACTACGTAGCGATTTCCGCATTTAAGTTGCCATTCATCCCCAGCTCCTACGGCTTGCCAAACGACATCACTTTTCCGTGCCGTCAAGAGCATTCGCTCGACTAATTCATCCTCAGAACTCTCCAGATTTCTGGCGATTAATGAGGCTAAATAAGACATCGAATACCCATTAGCTATGGCCCCGGTTTGCAAATGCATACCATGAACCACATTGCCAACGACATAGGGGGCTCCAGAAAACCCTGGACGGGTTTTCCCGGTATAGATGACTCCTCCAAAACCTGATGAAGATTTTTCGGAGTTTGATGCAGGTCGCAGGATGCCAACCGAGGTATTACGATGTGGATGGGCCGATTTGGCCTGTACATCTATTCCCATGGAGCATCCCACTCGCAGACTCTTTACGCTTTTACGCAACTCAGAGTATTCTGCTCTATCCAGGCGTAAAGCCACAGCATCTGTTGCCACTCTGATCCAATGATCATAAGGGATTCTTACTGAAAAATCACCAGCCTGCAAATAAGTGTCAGCCGTAGACGAAATAACGTGTGCGGCTGTAACAACAAAATCTTGCTGTTTGACCGTTACCTTAAAAGCAGTTCCAACTAAGGATTTCATCAGCTTGGTACCCCAAGCATGGTAAACGCCTATCAAGTCGTCCTTCTCGTTCTCAAATAGATCCCGTAAATCATCGGGATGTATTATTGATTCCAACAAGGTCGACTCCTGGAACCGCCGATCTCTACGATCGGTTAGGCAGCAAATCAAAACTAACAATGGCAGTCCCACTACGGTCCCCATTGTAAGGCAGATAGTTAAAGCTTGAATCTCCATTGTGTCCATTGTGACGTGGAACTAGCGGTGCTTTAAACAAATGGTAATAACAATATATTAACAACTGGATAATTGATAAAGAACTATATGTTTACCTTAACAAGGAAAACATATAGTTCTTTATCAATTATCCAGTTGTTAATATATTGTTATTACCATTTGTTTAAAGCA